TAATAATGATGCAGGACAAATTTTAGTTTGGGGTGGAACTAGTTGGAATCCAGTTGATGGGAAATTATCTGAATTTGATGTAAATGGACTACCAACTGATGGTCAGACATTAGTTTGGAATGAATCAACAAACTTGTGGGATCCTACTTCTATCAATATATCTGGTGCCACTACTCTTGATGAATTAAATGATGTAGATACCACTGGAGCAAATTCTCTTGATTATTTGGGATATAACGGATTTACTTGGTCTGCTATACCTTTACCATCTATACCAAATAATATTGAAGATCTTTTAAATGTCAGTCCTGATATTCCTACGAATGGATATGTATTGACGTGGAATAGTAGTGCTAATCAATGGGAACCTGCAGTTTCTGCTGCTTCTCCTGGTGCTGGATTGACAGAAAGAAATGTTGCTAGTACAACAACATCAATAATTGCAGATGGAGTTAGTGAAAACACAAATATTAATGGATACAAATCTTATTTGTTGATGAAAATTGAAACCAGTGCTGCTGCTTGGGTAACTTTATATTGTGATGATTCTAGTAGAGTTGCTGATGCATCTAGACCAGAGACAACTGATCCCACTCCAGGATCTGGAGTTATTGCTGAAGTAATTACAACGGGGGCAGAAACCATTTTAATGACTCCTGGTGTTATGGGATTTAATAATGACGAAAACCCAAATGCAACAATTTATGCTAAAGTAGTTAATAAGAGCGGTAGTACTCAATCAATTACAGTTATATTAACTCTCCTACAACTAGAGGCATAATGCAAGAATACGTAGTAACTTTAAAATCATTTGATGATCTGGAAAGTTTCTATGAAGACATGGAAACCGAAGGTGGTTCTATTACTATTCCAGATAGGAGAGTAGATTGCCATTGCAGGAGAAATATCAGTAGAAATACTCACTACATATTGACAGAAGATGAAGCAGAACAAGTTCGTAATGATGATAGGGTGTTAGCAGTAGAACTGCTTCCTTCTCTACGTGATATTAAACCAGTTGCTTTTTGGGAACAGTTCGATGATTTTGAAAAGTCATCTACAATTGGAACCAATGATAAAAACTGGGGGTTGTATAGATTAGTTAATGGTCATGTATCTAACTGGGGAACTGATAGCATATTCAGTCAAATAACTGGAGAAGTATTTACTACAAGTTCTGGTAAGTATGTTGATGTTGTGGTAGTTGATTCACATATCAATCCAGATCACCCAGAGTTTGCAGTAAATCCTGATGGCACTGGCGGTAGTAGAGCAGTTCAGTATGATTGGTTTCAGCATAGTACTGCACTTGGAATTAATACTACTGGGTCTTATGATTATTCTGACATCTCTAGCAATCATGGAACCCACGTAGCAGGAACTGTTGCTGGCAACACTCAAGGCTGGGCAAGAGATGCTATAATTTATAATATGGAATTTAATTATGCTGGGTCATTTCCATTTGCTGATTGGGATCTTTATTTGTTTGATTACATTAGAGAATGGCATAAAACAAAACCAGTTAATCCAGTAACTGGTAGAAGAAATCCTACGGTAACTAATCATAGTTGGGGATATAGTTATGGTAACATATTTCTTTCTGGTATTTCTTCTGTTACTTATAGGGGAGTTACTACTAGTTTAAGTGGTTTAACTACAGCACAAAAGAAAACAGAATTGGAATCAAAAGGAGTTCCAGTTCCAGCAGGAACTTATTTGTTTAGAACACCTGCTAGAGTTGCTGCTCTCGATGCAGATATTCAAGATGCAATTAACGATGGAGTTATTGTAGTATCATCTGCTGGTAATTCTTATTGGAATATGGTTACATCCACTTCAGATGATTGGAATAATATAGTGTCTGGAATTAATCATAATCGTGGTTCTTCTCCTGGAGCAGCAGATAATGTTATTTGTGTTGGTAATGTAGGTGTTAGTAACAATCAATATAAAGCTAATTCTAGTAACTATGGTGAACGTGTAGATATTTGGGCACCTGGA